TCTCATCGTATGCGAATTGGACTAGCGTATCCATATCCCAATCATCTACAGATTTCATGCAAGCCTCCGCAATTTCATCGTCTTTGTACTTGCGCTTATTCATGTCTACTCTCCATTATGTCTTGTTACCGTTTCGACCTTTTGGTCTCATCAGGGACAGCCCACACTGTCCGACGGTAGGGGCCGAAGCCCCTATGTCTTAGTTATAGAAGCCTAAGGCACTATAACTTTTCCGGTCTATTTTATTCCCCTCCCTGTTTCGCTTTTCGCACACCACTCGAAATTCCATATAGTGACCAGACGCCCTATTGCTGGATAAAGACCTCCCATGTCTTTTTTCCTTACGCCAAGCTTCCGCTTCCGCTCTTTCTCTAGCGTAAGGAATAGTAGAGGGCCAACCACTTCCAAGACTCCAACCGCCTCTAGGCTTCCACTTATTATTTACTCTAACCCATGAGCGCAATTCGACTACCCACTTTGTTTCAGCATTAGTTTTATTAGCCATGTGACATTCTCCTATGTCGTTTGGTGGAGGGGCCGAAGCCCCTCCGGTTGGTTAAGCTTTCCAGATGCGGTCGAAGTGCCGGCGAGTGTGAGCCTTAACTTCTACTGCCTTGGCTGGATTCTCTACCTTGGCAAGTAACTCTTGAGCCAAGCAAAGCTTTTCAAAATCTTCAAACTCGCGCTTGGCAACTGCCATTGCATCTTTAAGCATTGCATATTTGCCTTGAGCATTCTGGACGTTTGAGATAGGACGTCCGACCTTTTTGTTTAGTGTAGTCATTTTTTTCTCCATTTTTAGCAGGGATTATTCCCTTTAATATCTTAGATATTAAGTGATGATATGGGATAGGTCAATAGATAAAATGAATTAAATGCGGTTGTATTGAAACTATTTTTACAACCTATGGTTCTCGGCCCCATGTTCTGGGGTTACTAGGTCCGGTTGGCAATCAAGATCCAAAATTCTTGGACCCCCCACCCCCTATATTTGGGGGACCACATTGCGCGTAGGCGCGTGGTATAGTTGGGTTGATAAATTCATTCAGATATATTATCGTTCGGGCATGGAGAACACCTCGAACCTAGAAATGCTTCCCGAAGATGTCCTCAAGGAAATCTACCTTCTTGAAGAACATGCCAAGCGTCTTGAGATGCGAGATAAGGCGCAGCAAGAGTTTATGCCTTACGCCCATCATGTCTATGATAATTTCATTGAGGGGACCCATCACAGAGTCATCGCGGAAAAGTTAGAGAAGATTGCCAGAGGCGAGTTGAAAAGACTAATCGTCAATATGCCCCCTCGACATTCTAAATCTGAATTTGCATCCTACTTGATGCCTTCGTGGTTCTTGGGCCGAAATCCAAAGCTAAAGATTATTCAGGCTACCATGAACACTGAACTTGCTGTAAGGTTTGGTCGTAAGGTTCGTGACCTCATTGCTGACCCCAAATATGCAGAGGTATTTCCCGACACTGACCTGAAACCGGATAGCCAAGCGGCAGGTCGTTGGGAGACTAGCGCTGGTGGGGAATACTTCGCGGCAGGGGTGGGAGCGGCGATGACTGGTCGTGGCGCTGACTTATTGATTATTGATGACCCGCACTCGGAACAGGATGCTTTGTCCTCGACTGCTTATGATAATGCCTATGAGTGGTACACTTCGGGTCCCCGGCAGAGACTCCAACCGGGGGGTACCATCATTATTGTGCAGACCCGGTGGTCTAAGAAGGACATTACCGGCAGGTTACTTGCTGCCCAAGCAAAAGATGTTATGGCTGATCAGTGGGAAGTTGTAGAATTTCCTGCTATTTTGCCTTCGGGGGAACCATTGTGGCCTGAGTTCTGGTTAAAGGACGAGCTACTAAAGGTCAAAGCATCGCTGTCCGTGGGCAAATGGAACGCGCAGTGGCAACAAAATCCTACATCTGAAGCAACTGCGATGGTTAAGCGGGAGTGGTGGAGACCGTGGGAAGAAGAGGAAGTACCTGATCTTGACTATGTAATACAGTCATATGATACGGCGTACTCCAAGAAAGAGACTGCTGACTATTCTGCCATTACAACGTGGGGTGTGTTCCGTCCATTTAGGAACAGTGAAGAGCATTTGATATTGTTGGACGCTAAGAAGGGTCGTTGGAATTTCCCTGAGTTAAAAGAGATTGCTCGTGAGGAGTTTGATTACTGGGACCCAGAGCTTATGTTGATTGAGGCGAAGGCGTCTGGTCAGCCATTGGCTGATGAAATGAGGTTACTGAACCTCCCTGTTGCCACCTTTGCCCCCGGTCGTCGGAAGGGTGGCGGCGGTTTAGATAAGACTGCGCGTATGCATTTAGTATCTCCTATTTTTGAATCGGGCAAAGTGTGGTATCCTGAAGGGGAAAAGTTTGCCGACGAAGTTATGGAAGAGGTTGCTTCATTTCCTAATGGCGACCATGATGACTTTTGTGATAGTATGACGATGGCACTGATGCGTTTTCGTCAGGGCGGCTTTGTCAGATTAGATGGCGAAGAGTTTGAGGACGATTATATTCCACGCAAGAGAGAGTATTACTGATGGCACCTAGAGTACCTAAAAGACCTAAGAAAAAAAGCAACGTGCAAAAAGCTTCCGCAGTGGATGCATTTTTATCTATACAGCCTTATTTACAGGATATAATTAATTACGGCGCTGGGGCCACAGCAACAACAGGCGCTGGCGCTTTAGGGTATATGGGCAACAAAGCTCGTAAGATGATGAAAGCTGGGGACAAAGCTTACGAAAAATCCCTTGGCAAGAAAGCAGGCGGCGCTGTTATGAAAGCCCGTGGCGGGACATTCAAAGGAACTTTTTAATGGCAAAGAACCAAAAACTAGGTGCAATGGAACAAGCGATACAGGCTATTGCTGAGTATGAAGCTAGTCCTCTAAAGAAAGAAATACAGGCCCGGCAACAGGCTGGTTTCAAGAAAGCTCTTGAGGATCGCCTTAAAATTAAGGCAGGTAAAGCTAAAGGCGGTGCTCTTATGAAAGCCCGTGGTGGTACGTTCAAGGGAACTTTTTAATGGCTAACGGACTTGAAGGTATTTCTGCTGCCGAGCTTCGGCGCATACAGTCAAAGGCAAGGCGCAACATAAGAGATTTGACAAACCGAGAGTATGGCATCCATAAGATAATGGAAGATAATAAGATTGCCGGCATACCTAATTACGGCAAGGCTGTGACTAAAAACCGTGGCGGCACATTCAAAGGAACTTTCTAATGGCTGATACTGCCAAGGACATGGTTAAGAAAGACTTGAAAGAGTCCAAGCTCAAGGTCCCAGAGATTTCTGAAGAGACTAAGAAGCACCGTGACCAGATGGCTATGCTTGAGTTAAGAGCAGAGCTTGACCCGTATCTACAGAACAATCCTTTAGCAAGGGTTGGTTTTGATATTATAGAACGTGGAGAAGAAGTTGATGGCAGGAGCGGTGGTGAGTTACTAGCCTATATTAGCAGTAGGACACCAAATATTGATCCAAATACAGGACTTGAGTATGATTCCCCAGCTTACAGTATGGCTGGGCTTATGTCTCCTTCTGATACTATGAACCGAGATGACAACATTAGCTCTTTTCAAGAACGTCTTGTACGCACTCCAATGGGAAAAGAACTTGCCACAAACTTATTGTATCAACAGGGGCAAAAGAATAAAACTTTAAAAGAGGGTGTCGAAACATTGCTGCCTACTTCTGAAGGAAGCACAATATTTTTTCAAACGGGGAAAGGTCCCGGCGGTACTTTTCAAGATAGACCAAAAGAAGGTCTCTCAACTTTAATGCACGAGCTTGCACATCTTGGTGTCAGAGCGGTAGAGACAGCAAATCCTGACGTTTCGATAAGTCTGAAAAGAGAAGAAGACGCTATGACTTATTTAGAAAATCGTGCATCAGGGCGGCAGGAATTAAACAAAGACCTCCCGTCCCGTACACCTTCGATTGTGAGCACCTTAGAAAAATATGCACAGGGCGTTCGTAAACAACGTGACATGCCTCCTACAGTTTTAGAAAAACCAGAACCAACAATGATGGAATCAATTTTAGGGATGTTTAAATAATGGCACTACCTCCAACATCAGTAGACATGGCAATGGGCGCAGGTGGTCCAGCAATGCCTGAACAACAAATGACCGAGGTCCAAGTACCTAGCACCGAGGACCAATTACCTCCGAACGTGGTTTTGTTTGATGAGATGGAGGGCATGGAAGTTGAGGTTGAGGCGTATGATCACAATGCGAACTTGGCTGAAGTATTAGATGACTCGATCCTTGGCTCTTTGTCCTCGGACCTGAGTTCTAAGATTGATGATGATAAGTCTTCTCGTGATGATTGGGAGGAGTCTATCTCCAAGGGTCTTACGTTATTGGGGATTAATTATGAGGAGCGCAATGAGCCATTCATGGGTGCTTCTGGTGTAACTCATCCGTTATTGAGTGAGGCTGTTACGCAGTTTCAGGCGCAGGCTTACAAAGAGATGCTGCCACCGGGTGGACCTATCAAGACACAGATTATTGGACAGCAGACCAAGGAAGTAGAAGACCAAGCCCAGCGGGTTAAGGACTTTATGAACTATCAGGTTACTGAGGTTATGGAGGAGTACGACTCTGACACTGACCAGATGTTGTTCTATTTGCCGATTACTGGTTCTACATTTAAGAAAGTTTACATGGACCCAACACGGGGCCGCGCTGTTTCTAAATTCGTACCTGCAGAGGATTTGATTGTTCCTTATTCTGCTACGGACTTGCAGACTGCTAGTAGGTACACGCATGTTGTTCGCATGAGCGAGAACGACGTTCGCAAACTTCAAGTAGCAGGAGTGTATAAAGATGTTGAACTATCTGTATCTGATGACGATGAGTCGGATTCAACAATTAGGGACAAGTCTGATGAGATACAGGGGATTCATCCGGGGTACTCTGATGACATGTATACTATATACGAGACGCACATTGATTTGGATCTTGAGGGATTTGAGGATTTGGACGAGACAGGTGAGGAAACAGGTATCAAGCTTCCCTATATCGTCACTATGGACGAAGCTTCTGGACAGGTTTTATCGGTAGTTCGTAACTGGCGTGAGATGGATCCGCTCCGTCGCAAGCGTCAGTTCTTTACACACTATAAGTTTTTACCGGGCTTTGGCTTCTATGGCTTTGGCTTGTTGCATATGATAGGGGGATTGTCTCGTGCAGCGACTTCTATACTACGCCAGCTTATTGATGCTGGAACTTTGTCTAATCTTCCAGGTGGCTTTAAGGCCCGTGGTGTTCGTATTCGCAATGATGACGAGCCTGTCAATCCTGGTGAGTTCCGCGATCTTGACGCTCCTGGTGGGGATATTCGTAACGCCATTATTCCTCTTCCATACAAAGAGCCATCAGGCACCCTCGCCCAACTTCTGGGAGTTGTTGTTGATTCTGGCAGAAGATTTGCACAGGTGGCAGACTCAAAGGTCGCTGACGTTAATTCAAACGCTCCGGTCGGCACAACAGTGGCTCTCATCGAGCAAGGCTCAAAAGTAATTAGCAGTATCCACAAGCGTCTACACTATGCTCAGAAGTCAGAGTTTAGAATGCTTGCCGAGATATTCTCGAATAATCCTGTACCATATCCTTATGCTATAGGTCCTAATGTTGCCCCAGAAGTAATGGCACAAGACTTTGATGGGCGTGTAGACGTTCTCCCTGTCTCCGACCCATCAATCTTTTCAATGGCACAGCGCATGTCACTGGCGCAGACACAGCTTCAGTTAGCACAGGCCGCGCCACAGTTGCACAATATGTATGAGGCTTACCGCCGGATGTACGATGCGATTGATGTGAAGAATATCGACAGTATCTTACCGCCACCACAGCCACCGGCTCCAATGGACCCCGGCACGGAAAACTCTAAGCTGTTAATGGGTCAGCCCTTGCAGGCATTCCCACAGCAGGACCACATGGCGCATATTCGTGTTCATGCGGCTATGCTACAGCAGCCATCTACTGCCACAAACCCGCAGGCGTTTATGATGTTAAATGCTCACGTTCAAGAGCATGTAGCTATGCATGCCCGTGACTTGGTGCAGGATATGTTTACTAAGGTGATGCAGCAGGCACAGATGGAAAATCCCGGTGAGCCTGTTCCTCAGATTAATCCTGATGCACTTGAAGCCGCTGTTGCCCAGCAGATTGCTGATACAACTGAACAGTTGGCTCCGCTTCTAACGCCTCCACAACAGCCTGACCCACTTGTTGCTATCCGCCAGCAGGAACTGCAGAACGATACGCAAGAGATTCAGCGTAAGGCAATGAACGATGCGATGGATTTCCAGATTGACCAAGCTAAGTTGATGCAGTCTTATCAGATGGCGCAAGAGCGCCAAGCTCTACAGCGTGAAGTTGCTGAAGACCGCAACCTCGTAAATGTTTATCGGATTGACACACAGGCTGAATTGAAACGTGAACAGTAATGCCCATAGAGTTACAATACTGGCTAGTGTTAATGGTGACCTTAAACACTACTGTCAACTTAATACTGTTCTACGGTAGGATAAAGAAAGATAAGTAATGGCTAAAACAGCGGCTACAAAGCTAAATGAGGCAAGTGAGATAACTATTCCTTTGCGGAATCTTATCAGCATGATTGCTTTCACAGCCGTATCAGTTTGGGTGTATTTCGGCCTGACAGAGCGAATATCTTTCTTAGAACACAACCTTGAGTTGACTATGGAAGAGGTCGAGGAAAACGACAATTGGATAGACGATTTTCAGCCGCCTCAGTCTGTTCAGAACACAGTGGCTCAAGTACATCAATTACAGATAAGCATAGCTGAACTACAGCTTCGTCTGGCTGCACTGGAAGGAAAGTGACATGTTACAAGCTCTTATTGGTCCCCTTGCAGGTTTGGCATCATCTTTTGTTGAGGGGCAAGTATCCAAGCAAAAGGCGAAGTCTCATCTTAGACAGACTGAGGCAGAAGCAAAAGCAGAGATAATGAAGACTGCTGCTACCCATGATAGTAAGTGGGAGCTTATCATGGCAGAAGGTACAAAAAATTCTTGGAAAGACGAGCTAGTCACAATTATTATATTGGTGCCTGTGTGTCTTGTCTTCATCCCCGGCATGGAAGATGTGGTTAAGAATGGCTTTGATAGATTGAATGAATTACCAGAGTGGTATCAGAACGTCCTCTATGTTACAATTCTAGCAGCGCTTGGTTTAAAAGGCGTGGATAAGTTTAAGAAAAAGTAATGTGGTGCAAAGAAGATTTAACAACTGAAGAGCAGGCTAAGAAGAACCATGAGCGTAGCAATGGAAAGAATACTAGCTTGGAAGTTACTTCCCCGGATAATGATGATTATGATGTCAATATCCGCTTGGCGGGTAGTGGAGTGGTTTATGACGCTTCCCAACCCAACAATTGAACAGTCTGCGCTAGTTAGTGTAGTAACAGGAGCCATGACCGGCGCGTTTGCTGTATGGCTAGGCCACGAGAAATAGGACGTTTATCATGACAGGTGCAGGCGGCAGACCAAGAATCCAGCAGATGGCGGATGACTTAGGTATTTCATATAAAGAAGCTAAAGCACTTATGGCTCAAAGCCGTAAGGATGTTTCTCCAGCAGTTAAGCGTGTCCTTGAAGGATATGACAGAAAGACTGCAGACCGTATCGCACAAGAGGATACAAAGATGGTTTTAAAACGTAAAGATGGTGGAAGCACTCCGTCTCCTGAGATGCCTGCAGAGGGTTTAGCAAAGGCACGTTTACGGAACAAGATGCGTAAGCAGGGTATGGATGACAATCAGATTGACACGATATTTAAAAACCCTAGTCTCATGGGCAAAGATCATCCTATGAATAAAGAGAACAATAGACTGAAGCGCCGTGGCGATGACGAGAAAGTCATTGAAGCTAAAGACGGCAAGTACATGTCTCACAGTGGCGGCTGTGGATGCATGGAATGCGGCGGCGAAACTGTCCGTGGCATGGGCAGAGCGTATCAGGGTTCAACTCGTCCAGTAAAGATTAGATAGATGAGCTATGAAGACGAAGCATTTGGCGGTTCCCAGAACGTAGGGCAAGTAAGCTACGGAGGTCCGTCAACAGATACCGGCTCTCAAGGAGAGGGTGATAATTCTTATACCGCCGCTATTCGTGACTCTAAGGGAAACATAACCAACCCCTACCCAGATGGTTTCTTCTCTAGAATCTTTGGCGCAGAAAACGTGTCTTATGCTGGCCTACTTGACCAAAATCAAATGGCTGGTATTGAGAACATGCGTTACAACAGATACAGCAACCCTCAAATGGCAGTATCTAAAGGCTTTGGTTCTTTATTCGGCGGCGCTGAAGGTGAGATGACTGTAGCCGGTCCAAGGACCGCGCAGATACAACCCGCTACAACCAGTCAAAGTTTGGCGGGTATTTTAAGTATGGGTCTTGGTATTCCCGGTGTTGGAGCTTTAAGCCGTGCAGCAAGAACAACATACGCCCCTGAAGGTTTTCTTGATAAGGGCTCTGTACCGCCAAGCGCGTTAAGTGCTACCTCAGAGATTGCCACTGGTATTAGCCCAGAGGCTGTTGGAAACATCTATGATCAAGCTAAAGAAGGAATAAGAAGTTTCTTTACGGACAACGATGTTGACACAGTAGTTAACAACATATCCCCCGCTCCCGCTGGCTATGAAGAGGTTGTTGGGGGAGCAGATGGTGTCCCTCTTGTGTTAAACCCCAGTAGCTCTAGACCGGAGATAGGCGACCTTAATAATATTAACCGCCCTGACGATATGGCAGAAATGTCTTATGACGATATTCTCAGAGGCCGAGATTTGATGGCAGATCAGATTACTCCTTTTAGTCCTTCTTCTGTTGACAACATAACAGAAGAAGAAGCAGACTTTTACCGTTCTCTTCTAAGGAGGCAATAACATGAGAATAGAAATCAAGCTTATACCTGACGGCGTTGACCCGGCGAAAGAAATTCAAGACGGCACTCCTATTGATAAGATGGAGGACGCATGTCCTATCGCAACACAGGATGTCGAGACTAACGAAGAGAATACACGATTTGCAATTAAGGACCACCAGTATGGACCTGCTGTAAATCCTGAAGAAAGCTGCGGTGTTTGTGCAGCGTTTAATATTAGTCCTGAGATGCAGCAATGCATGAAGGATGAATCTGGCGAAGTGGGCTATTGTCAGATGCTAAAGTTTATGTGTTCAGCATCTAACTCATGTTCCGACTTCGCTCCTGGTGGGCCGATAGACGGAATGGATGAGTAATGGATATATATGAACTTATAACAAAATATAATAAAGTCTTGCATAATCATATAGAGAACCTTAGTGTTTCTATAACCAGTGGTAGTATTTCTAGTATGGAAGACTACCGCGCAAGAGTCGGTGAAATACAGGGTGTCACCTATGCTCTTGACGAATTGAAGGCCCTGCTCGAAAAGGCTAAGTATATCGATGGCACTGATAGTACCTGAATACGTCCTCGCGCAACGCGCTGCTAAAGAAAAGGCTGAAGAAGCCGCAAAAGAAAAATCCCTTTCAGAACGAGTACCACAACCCACAGGATGGCGAGTTCTTGTCATGCCTTATATGGGTAAGGAAAAGACTGATGGGGGTATATATGTACCCGATGAATCCAGAGAACGCGAATCTCGCGCAACCGTTGTAGCTTATGTGCTCAAGGTAGGCCCTTTGGCGTACCAAGACAATGATAAGTTCGGCGGCGAGGCTTGGTGTAAAGAAGGTGATTGGGTATGTATTGGAAGATACGCCGGCTCTCGATTCTCAATCGAAGGTGGTGAAGTTAGAATCATCAATGATGACGAAGTTATTGCAACAATCGTTGACCCCGACGATATCAAAACGTATGGAGCATAGAGATGTTACCCGACGCAGAAGAAAAAGAAGTTGAAGTTGTAGATGTAGGCACCGACGAGCAGGAAGTTGAGCTTGAAGGTGTTGAAAACATCGTGGAGTCTGAGGAAGCTACAGATGAAGCGGAACCAGTAAAGCAGGAAGACGAGCTTGAAGCCTATTCTAAAGGTGTCCAGCAACGTATCAGTAAGCTTACAAAAAAGTATCGTGATGAAGAAGCACAGAGAGCAGCAGCCGTTGAGTTTGCTGAGTCTGTTAAAAAGCAGAACGATGAACTAAAAGCACGTTTGGAGGCTTTAGACCAGTCTTATGTGGGGGAGTTCGGCACTCGTGTTGATTCTCAGATTGAGGCTGCAAAGCAATCTTATCAAAAAGCTTATGACGAAGGTGACTCTGAGGCTATGTTTGAGGCTCAGAAGAATCTTAGTAAGCTGGCGCTGGACCAAGCTCAACTAGAGCAGGCAAGGCGTACTCAGGAAAAAAGGTCTCAAGTTAGAGAAGAACCTGTTCAAGCTCAACAGCCTGTTCAGCAACCCGCTCCCGCGAAGCCCGACCCAAAAGCAGAAGACTGGGCTTCAAGAAATGAGTGGTTTGGCACAGACCAGACTATGACTTATGCAGCGTTCGGGGTTCATAGGACTTTAATTGAAGAAGAAGGGTTTGACCCGCAGTCCGATGAATACTATAATGAACTTGACAATCGTATGCGTACTGAGTTTCCACAAAAGTTTGGAAGCGCACCTCGCAAAGATACCGGACCCAGAGTCGCCTCTGCTGAGTCCACGGCCTCACGGTCGAAGTCACCAAAGGGGCGCAGAACAGTGAAGCTGACCCCTTCGCAGATTGCAATCGCCAAGCGTCTTAATGTTCCGCTTGAAGAATACGCAAAACATGTAAAGGAATAAGACATGACTGATTCTACAAAAAGAGCCTCACGGGACTCAGAAACTCGTGCAAAGACCACAAGACGCAAGTCTTGGGCACCGCCTTCAAAGTTGGAGGCACCTGAAGCTCCCGCAGGCTTCAAGCATCGTTGGATAAGAACCTCTATTCGGGGGGAAGACGATTCAATGAATGTGACATCAAAACTGCGGGAAGGTTGGGAGCCTGTACGGGCAGATGAATATCCTGAGTTAGCTGGTCAATACCCAACTATTCAGGAAGGCACAAATGCTGGTACAATTGGTGTAGGCGGTTTAATGCTTGCGCGAATCCCAGAAGAGACGGTCCAAGAACGAACTGAATACTACCGGGAGCAGACCCGCACACAAATGGATGCCGTTGATCAGAACCTAATGAGGGAACAACATCCTTCAATGCCTATCCATAACGATAGGAAAAGTCGTGTATCATTCGGGGGTAAAGATTGACCCCTTTAACTTACAAGGAGTAAGCAATGGCAAACTCAAATGTTGCCTTCGGCCTCAAGCCGATTAATACCGCTGGTAGCACTCCTGCTACTCAGGGTACTAATGCATATTTCATTGCTAGTAATGCATCAGCGATCTTTCAGGGTTCTCCGGTTAAATGCGTGAACGGTGGCGAAATCGCTATCGGCTCTGCAACTGGAGACACTGTAGCTTTTGTTGGTGTTTTTGCTGGTTGTGAATATGTTTCATCAGAAACAGGAAAGAAAGTCTTTTCTAATTACTGGCCTGGATCAGGTGCAGACACAAACTTCGATATTATCGGACATGTGTATGACAACCCGATGCAGCGTTTTGTGATTGCAACAGACGCAACTTTCACAGACCAAGCAACTGCTCGTGCAGCAATCTTTGAGAACACAATGCTCAATGGCGGCGCGTCAGGTAGTACAACTACAGGTAACTCTTCTGCAAAGATGGATGTTGCAACACTTGATTCTTCTAATGCCTCTCTTCCTTTGAAGATTGTTGGCATTCAGACAGATGTTGACAACGAAGATTATGCAGCAGCCGGTCTTCCTGTAATTGTGATGATTAACAACCACGCTTTGCTTCAGGCTGATTCTGAAGCAGCGATATCATAGGGAGGCTAACTAATGGCTATTTCTCGCGCACAACTCGCCAAAGAACTAGAGCCTGGTCTTAACGCTCTCTTTGGTATGGAATACAATCGTTACGAAGGCCAGCATGCTGAAATCTTCGACTCCGAGTCATCAGACCGGGCGTTTGAAGAAGAAGTAATGTTGTCAGGCTTTGGTGCCGCTCCTGTTAAACAGGAAGGTACTGGCGTATCATTTGATGATGCACAAGAAGCTTACACTGCTCGTTACAACCACGAGACAGTGGCAATGGCCTTTTCAATCACAGAGGAAGCAATTGAAGATAACTTGTACGATCGTCTAGCATCACGCTACACACGCGCACTTGCTCGTTCAATGGCACACACAAAGCAGGTTAAAGCTGCTTCAATCCTCAACAATGCGTTTACTGCTGGTGCTTCTGCCGGTGGCGACGGTGTAGCACTTTGTGATGCATCACACCCACTGACAAACGGCGGTACGTTTTCTAACGAGCCATCAACTGCAGCAGATTTGAACGAAACTTCTTTGGAAGACGCTCTAATCAACATTGCAGGGTTCACTGATGAACGCGGTCTAGTAATTGCTCTTAAAGGCATGAAGCTAATCGTTCCACGCCAACTTCAGTTCGTAGCAGAACGTCTGCTTGTATCAAACCTACGGGTCGGTACATCTGACAACGATGTGAACGCGCTGAAGAGCATGGGTATGCTTCCTGAAGGTTATGTAGTCAACGACTACCTAACTGACACAGATGCATTCTTCATCAAAACTGATGCGCCAAACGGCTTCAAGCACTTTGAGCGTATGGCCTTGTCAACAAACATGGACCCAGATTTCGATACTGGCAACATGCGGTTCAAGGCTCGTGAGCGTTACAGCTTCGGTTTCT